ACTACCAGCAGTTTCTACTGTAAATGTATCAGACTGTGGGAATCTAATCGCAGTATTAGTATCACCTGTATGAATGATTTTATCAGCAATTGACACATCACTTCTTGCAGTGATGATACCGATAGAATCAATATTAGTTACATCTTCATAAGTCAGAACACCACCAACAATCACATTTCCACTAAATGTGGCAGCAGTGCCCGTAATGTTACCACTAAATCCCTGGGAGGAGGTGGTAACACCGGTTACTTTTAATCCACCTAGGAATGTTGATTCATCAGATGCCCTAACAGAATCAACAACAATTGAGGGTTCTCCACCCAATCCCGTGGCGTTTCCAGAAAATGTGGTGGCGGTGATAACACCAGCAGAACCACTAATAGTTACGGCAGCACCAATATTAATTGGTTGTGCTGGATTAGCTCCTAAACCAGAACCAACTGCTGCTAGATCAGATGCCCTTGTTATAGCCATTACACCTAGGTTTTTTATCTATTTATCAAAGATGGTTTACACAAAGATTATTTTTATGCTATGATAGAGAAAATCGTACACAAGACATGGAAGCAGAAATTTTCCCTTTGTTTAGCGTACCAGTATTTAAATCAAAAGTCAATGATCTAGATTTTGATGATCTAAATCAAAGACTTGACTCCTTAGAGTATGAAAAAACTGCTAATGGTGATGGTTGGATGTCTGTCCAACAGTCATTGTTGTATCAAGAAGAATTTGTTGATGTAAAAGAACAAGTAGAGAAATATTTAAAGGGATACCTACATCAAGTATTAAATGTCAGCACAAATCATAATCTAAAACATGTCTGTTCCTGGGCAATTTACCATGACATTCAGAATTGGTGCTTCCCTCATTTACATACCAATAGTTTATTCAGTGGTGTTCTATACACAAACGTGCCGAAAAACAGTGGAGAAAGTCTAACTTTTGGTCATGCACAGTTGATGCCAACTTGGTGCTCACCAACAATGGAGCCAACGGTCACAGATTATAATTTATACAATTCCAAAACATGGGGATTTGATGTTCAGAGAGGAGATATACTCCTATTTCCATCTCATGTTTTACACAATACACCTACGTCTAAAACAACAGAAAAACGCAGGTGTATTGCTTTTAACTATTTTCTCACTGGAAAGTTTGGTCTAAAAACTGCATATGCAGAATTTTAGATATCGACAGTTGCACTGCTGGTGTAAGTGGTGGGAGATCCATCCAAAGTAAAGATCACTTTGGCGGGACCACCAGCAGATCCAGTATTGAAACTTTGACCTGTTAAATTTGAGATAGAAGCAGGAAGTGACCAATTTCTGAGCAAACCTGATCCGCCACCACCACCAGCTCCGGTGTTTGAATCAAAGTTAGATCCACCGGATCCTCCACCATAATATCCTCCACCACCACCAGAGTTGGAATAACAAGTAGGATTGCCCTGCAAATAACCACCAGGGCTACCAGAACATCCACGACCACTGTGAGGTCCACCGGAACCACCGGATCCACCAGGTCCATATCCACTATTACTGGTGGTGCCTCCGCCAGCGGGTCCACAGTTTGATGCATTATTACCATTTTGTCCGTTCGCACCACCACCTTGACCACCGCCGCCGCCGCTTTGTGATCCATTGCCACCGCTACCACCAGCGATAACTAACTCATTGCCATTTGAAGGAGAATCCATATTCACCCGTGCCATCGAACCACCGCCGCCACCGCCGCCGCCGCCGAAACTTATATAAAATGTTACTGGCGGTGAAACATCAAAAGTCATGTAATTCCTTCCACCTTGCCCTCCTGGGGACGGTGACCCACGAGCATCAACTTGAAGAGTTACAGCACCGGATTGAAACTGTCTCCAAACTCCACCATCTTTGATGTGTCCCTCAGAGACTGCTCTCCAAGTTCCACTATCTTTAACATGAATACCGGAAGCTTCTCTCCAAGTTCCGCCGTCTTTAATGTGTAAAGGCATAACTTAACTCGTAAAATATTGATCAGATGTAGGTTCTGTTGGCCAGAGTGCGTCTGATGTGAGATCAAATGTTCTAATATTTGAGATATTGCTAGGAATATCTCTCAATGCTTGGCGATATGTTTTTACAGTGTCACTCACTGTCTTTGATTTTTCTAATGCTTGAAGAAGGATATGATCTGTTGCTGCTAATCTTAGATTTCTTTCATATCTAGCATCTGCCCATGCTTCTGTGTCCTTTGCAGATAACTCATCAGCAGTTAAATCTGTTCTGGTGTAAGTTGCGGTGATTGTTTTTGCACTTTCATCTCTTACCCAGTTTCCTTCCTCTGATGTCCATTCCCACTTTTCAGTATAAGAAACATCAGTAGGACTTGGATAAACGTACTGCCATAAAGTGTAAGTAACAGTTGCGGTCATCGCACTCTCATCCTTGATCCATGACTCAAAAGGATCAGTAATTACGACCTGATTAAAACCAGCCTCAGGATAATTGTCAACAATTTTCAACCAACCACCATTTTTATACAGATACTCGTCTGTTACCAGAGCACCATTGTCAAAGTTCCATCTTGGATGAGATCTACACCTTTGCTCAGATAGAATAAGATATCTTTTTGCTCTCTGTGCCTGATTCCACTCATCAGTATTTTCGGGGTAAGTATCGGGTAACCAATATGTTTTTTCCCCTTCGGTAATGTATGGCATTTGTTCTTAGATTAGAGTATCAGTAGATGTAGTATATATCTCCGTCAGATCCACCAGAAGGTGATCCACCGGATTGAATGGTTCTTGCGCCAATGGCATTTTGACCAACGGCAACACCATTACAGGTAAGAATACCAGAAACAGCAATTCCGTTGCCATCCATGGTGATGCCAACACCAACATTAATACCACCAGTGGTGGTTTCTAATTTCTTGGAGTTGTCGTAGTAGAGTTCTACTGCACCATCTGGTATGAATTTTGCAAGGTGCTCACTTCCACCCTTCTTAAATTCTATTGTTGCATCAGTAACTTCATGAATTACATTACCAGTTCCTGTTTCTTTAATATAAGTATTTGAACCATCATGGAAAATCTGTAAGTCATTACCTGTCCCAAAGTAACCTTTATTACCATCTAATACATAAAAGTCATCATTAAATTTGACCCCATCAGGGTCTGTTTCTACTTTCTTTGTATTATTATAATAGAGTTCTACTGCTCCGTCACCAGTACAAACAATAGCATTTTCATCACCTGAGACTTGAATGGTAATGTCGTCGGCAGCCCGTAATATTAAATCATCACCAAGTCCGCGAACATATAAGTCGCCTGTGGCGTTATCAATATATGAGTCGCTGCCGTTGTGAAAAATTTGCATGTCATCACTAGCACCGAACAGGACCTGATCGTTATCCTGCAAGTCTAAGTTAGCTTCTAAAATTACATTATTAGAGAATGTTGATACACCAGAGAATGTTGCACCAGCGAGAGTAGAGATACCGAGAACAACTAAACCATTAGTGCTGACATCATCAGTTGCAGCAATACCAGTTAGACCAGATCCATCACCACTGAAACTATTTGCAGTGATAACACCAGTGACGTTCAGATTAGTTCCCGTTACACCAACACCGAGGAATCCACTAACCTGTGTCGAAATACCAGATGCAGTAGAAAATCCTGAGGTAGCAGTGTTACTTACCGTCGCATTAAGAGATCCCGTAATACCAAGATCACCACTAATAGTGACATTGCCTTTGATTACAGAATCACCATCTTTGTTAACAACGTCATCTACCTTAAAGTTTACGAAGGTGACAAATTCAAGAATGTCATCTGCGCTAGCACCGGTCGCCAGAGTGACAGTAACACCATCAAGAGCAGAAAAGTCTCTTTGACCGACTAATCTAACACCATTACGAAAGACATCTATTGCCCCAATATCATATCCACCATCAACAGTAAAGTCTTTTTGACCCTGTGTTGCTGTTTTAGATATTCGTTTATGATTTTGGGTTCCAGTAAAAGTCGCTTGCGATCCTAGGTATCCCATTTTATGTCGATTTTTTAGTTATTTATCGAGCGGCGTCATTGTAACAGTGAGCTCGTTGACCATCCGCTAGGACATAATGAAGGAAAATCTGATGATAGTAAGTATCATCTTGTTTTTTGGTGACCCAGTTCTTCAATCGATCACGTTTACGTTTGTATCGAGATTGAAGTGGATCTCTCCAATGAGGGCGCTCACACCCTTTATATAGTAGACCATCACCAGGTTCCAAACATAATGAATGTTCTTCACCTTGAATTGATTTAATTTTAAATGGCCAACACTCATCAAGGTTACTACTAATGTGAACACTTACAGAAATTTCACATGCATCTCGATCAGCATGTTTCGTTAATTCTTGACCAGCAAAGTAGAAACGATCATAGTAATATGTGTTGTATAATTCACGACCAATTACAGATTCTAGTCTTTTTCTAATTCCAGAATGAATTTTTCTATACTGTGGGTGAGTATAGGTTGCGAGAGATCCCTCAACTTGTACCTCATTCTCAATTAAATTATATTGATCTAACTTTTTCCCCCAGTAATTTACCTGACCTCTAATTTCTGGTACAGGTCTATAAAGTTCTTCTGCGTTCCAAAGATTCTTTAATACTAAGAAACCAAACTCATCAAAACTTTCATTGCGAGTCCAGGCAGTTCCCACATTTCTTTTTTCTTGATCTAGGAGTTCCTGTTCTGTCATCTGTTCTGCCATGATTTATTTCCAGCGAGGACCAACAGTCCATCCAACGATAGACTTACGAATACCACTCTTAACTTTAAGAACACGATGTTGTGTGCGAGAGTCAAATAAGATCATGGTTCCTCTTGTTCTAGGTGCAATATAGTTATTGCCTGCTTCGTCAATAAGTTGAAGATTGCCACCCTCATAATCATCTGGGTCAGAGAGTTGCATCACAAAAGACAACTTACGAACAAGTTCAATATTCTCGTTTAGAAAATCTTGTGCCAATCCTTCGGCACGGTTACCAACACTTACCGGTTTATATTGTGTTGATAGTCCTGCATCATTATGCCATCCGTAGAACTGACCTTCACCATATCG